TCATTGTTACCTCCAAATGTTTCGTTGTAGTATTCCCAACTCATATCTTTTGCAACATTATCAAATTTCCCGTCTCCAATTTTCCACGCTTGCATTATCTCCTCCTTGTGCATCAATTTGGCTTGTTTCAAAATATATAAAATCTTGATTGACTCTTCTTCCGTGTAACTTTTGGGTAGAAATGGTTTCAATTCATCCCACAAAAACTCAATACTATCTCTCTTTCTCATTGTTTGCGTCTCCTCTTTGGTTTCTGCTCATCGTCTGCAATAGTCGCTTTCTCGATTGCTTGTTGTTTCTCTCTCCATTCTGCTTGTTCTTTGATTGGGTTTAATTTCTGATTGCAAAAAATGAGAAGCGAGAAGTAACTCTCTACAAAGCAAGTAGAACAAGATGGCATAGAACGACCATACAAAGATTGATACACGCTTCTCAAACGATGCGCTTCTTCTGGATTCAATGACAACACTTGTGTCTTTTTGTACTCGTTGTATTTCGGCTCAAGCGATACAACGAACTCGATGTCTTCAAAGTTCATATTTTTGTCTCTAGTAGTGCTACAATGATAGTTGAGATTGATGCGTAAAGAACGCCCGTCAATCCATAGTGATAAGTAAAATAACCTAGACCAATCCAAAACGACATACAAAAAGCGCAGTCGAGAGGCTTCAATCGCTTCCAATTAAATGGATTGCGACCGTACAAAAAGGTCTTAATAACGTCGGCAGGTTTTGCGAAGTTGACAAGTATAACGCTAAAAGACGCGATACCTAGAATCTCTAAATGTGTCATAAGAAGTTCTCCTTGTAGTAAAGTTGTGATAGAATTTGTGACTTCGTTGAGTGTGCGTTGAGTTCGCTCTCGTAGCCGTCTACAAATGCTTTGTGAATGATTTGAGACTCTTGTTCGAGAAGACCTTCAAATTGTTTGTGAATACCACGCACATCGTTCGCTCGTTGTGTGTCGCCTTGTTCGTCATAAATGTTCGCCAGATTCGTCATAAATCTGTCAACGAACGTCATCGGGGTTTGTTTTTTCATATTGTTCTTGTACTAGTTGTTTCATTAATTTAACGACGCGAAGTATCTCACGTACGCTGATACCTGTCTTACGATGTAGTGAACGCGCGGAGTTGCCATCAAGCCACATCTTAAAAAGTTCACGCTCGTACCAATGAGATGACTCAATGATAAAGTCGTACGCTCGTATCTTGCTTCGTTCTTGCTCATATTCTTCTTCTTCTACCAGGTGGTCTTTGTCATCACTTTGTAGGTGACACTCATACACGTCAACATTGTCGTAGATGCGATTTTGTTGAAATGGATGACGATTGCCATTGATGGCTGTATGAAGTACTTTGATAGCCCACCATTGTAAGTAGCCGTCGTTGTGTAGTTTCTCAACATATGCGTCATCTTTCTCAAGCAAAAGTAGAAAAAAGTATTGATAGAGTTCACGTGCGAGTTCTTTATTCTTTGAAATCCGAAGACACGTATCAAACACCCATTTTTGAGTCGTCAAGTGTTCGATGATTTGTGCCTTCTTCAATGATGCGAATATAGAAAAAGTTTTTGTAATTACAAATTATTTTTTCTCAATCGTTACAAAGTACCCATCTTTCTCGTATTTCTTCTTCGCTCTCAACATCTCACTTTCAATTTTGTGAATATGTATCGACGAGGATAGATTCTTCGTTGCTATAAGAACCCAGTAGTTCGATAATCTGTTTATAGGTTCTGGCGAATTGTTTGTCATAGTCTATTAAGTCTTGAGTTTTTTTGATGCTGTTGATTATTGTAGAGTGGTCACGATTCAAAATCCTTCCGATTGATTCTAGTGACATTCCTAGTACGGTTCTACAAATAAAATTGAATGTATGTCTACCGTAGACGATTTGTTGTGTTCGTATAGGAGAGTGAATGTCATCGGGTGTGAGTTGCCACACTTGACATACACACCGCATCACATCACACCATTCGTGACGATTGTCTCTTATGTCTACTTTTGGTCTAAGTATTTCGTTTCGTAGGTTCTTGATGAGTTTTTCATAGTGAGTCTTCTGTTCAATAATGTGAAGTCTTAGTCTTCTGTTTTCTTGTTTGAGATTGTGTAATTCTTGATAGTTCATAGTTTTTCGATTTGTTCTAGTAGTTGAAATGCAAGTTCTTCGTCGTGTTGTATTTGTTGTTTTTGATTCTTTAGGTTAAAACTCTCGTCAATTTTTTGAATGTAAAAGTTGTTTTTTGCTCTGGCTTCGTTGATGGCTTTCTTCAAGTCTGCATTCACATATTCTCGAATATACTGATATTGGACATTCAACGCTCTTGCTAGTATATACGCTCTTCTGATTTCTTTAATTACATATTGATTCATAGTTGTTCTTTGTATTGTGTTAGTTTACCCTCGAAGTAAGTCGGAATCGTACAACACTCTCCGTTTCGATTCTTCGCAATTATCAACTCCGCTTCTTCAACATCGGGCTTCTCTTGCTCGTAGTATGCAGGTCTAAATGGGAACATCACAATGTCTGCGTCTTGTTCGATTGCGCCACTCTCTCTTAAGTCACTCAACATAGGGCGCTTGTCTGCTCTCTCTTCGCTCTTACGCGATAATTGAGCGAGAACGATGACCGTGATTTTCAACTCCTTCGCAAGTAGTTTCAACCCTCTTGATATTTCTGCTATCTCCTGTTCACGATTTGCTTTTGTTCCTTTGATTAATTGAATGTAGTCGATGACGAGTAAGTCAAGACCTTTGCGAGATTTGTGCAACTTCGCTTTCGCTTTGATTTGAGCGAGTGATGTATCAACGTCATCGTCGATGTAGAACTCGATAGATTGATTGTTTGCTACGTTGATGACATTCTCAATCTCTATTCGCTCAAGACGACCATTGCGAATCTTCCAATTTTCGATATTTCCAATCAACGACAAGTATCGTTTTGCGAGTTGCTCATTTGACATCTCTAGCGATAAGAAAAGCGCTTTGTGATTATACATCGCGAAGTCTTTTGTGAGCGTGAGAGCGATTGCAGTTTTTCCCATTCCTGGTCGACCCGCTACCACAATCAAATCACCTTCATTGTATCCACCGATGTACTTGTCGAGATACTTCCATCCTGTTTGTTTGCCTGTTAGAGCGCCTCCGTTTTGACTATTCTCAACAATTTGGTCGACAACTTTGTTCGTGACTTTGACTATCGACTCTGGCTCTTTGTGAGTAGAAAAACTAGTCTCGTCTAGAATCACTTGTAAATCTTTGACCATCTCATCAAGTTCTTTTGATAGATTCAAGTTCGACAACCTATCTACAAGTGTTCGTTTGATGTAGTTATACTCAAGTGTTCTTAAGTGTGTTTTGATGTTTGTCAATCCACTCGCTTCTTGTTGAATCTTTACAATCTCAAATACCTCTTTACGAGTGAAGTGTTGTGAAAGAGTCACCATATCTATGGGCTTATTCTCGTAGTACAACGTAGTCATCACCTCAAGAATACGACGAGAGAAGTTGTCGACAAACCAATTCTTATTGATTTGTGGTAGAAAGTGTCTTGCGTCATTGTAAAACAGCAAGTTGGAAAGTATCATTTGTTCTAGATTCATAGTGTTGCAAGTTTAGGTCTATTTGAAATAGTTTCAAAGTTGGTCTTCAAGTTATTTTGTTTCCAAGTACGAACGGCTGACTTCCAATCTTTCATCTTGTTTTTACCTATCATCCATCCCTTTGATTCATAGAAGTCGAAGAACTTGTGTGATACGTCATTCATTCCTATTGATTCCATATATTCTTTCAACTCGTCTAGAGTTGGTTTAGTAAATACTTTTTTATCTCTTACACTAACACTATCACTAACACTATCACTATCGGCATTTTTGGTATCATTTGGTATGCGGTCGTATGCGGTCGCATCCCATCGCTTACGAGCGTTTTCCGAATTGCGCTTTCGTATATCTTCGTACTTTTGCAAGTCACGCTTCAATGATTGTTTGATTGGTTCAAACGCAATCTTTGTGATGACATTGTCTGTTTCTGGGTCTTTGTCGTTCACATATTGTAGTATGTGCTTGAACAAGTGACCTGCTTGTTCATCTGTGAGTTGGTCTATTGTGTGAATAATATCACAATACAATAGAAATGATTTTTTGTCTGTTGCCATAAATAAAAAACCCCGCTGAATTAGTGCAGTAGGAGTGCGACTAACCCAACAGGGTAAATATCTTTTAACGTTTGGAATCTCCTACATTCCTAGTTAACGAAGCAAAAATAGTACTTCTATATATAAATAGCAAACTATTTTTTTGTTGCAATAGAATACCTACCGTATCCTTCTGTCTTGTCACATACGATATCCATTCCTTGTTCGTGTCTAAGTGTATGAATACGAGAGGCAAGACGAAAGACACCGTACAGATTTAGTGCGTCGATAGGTGTGATAGATTTACCATTTAACAAATGGGTCTTGACTTGATGGAGTTGAGAATGTTCTTTTTTCATATTTTTAGATAGTTTATTTTAAGTTTTTGTAGTGCTTGAGTATCTCGATATAATTCATCGAATACAACACATTCTAAGCCACTCTGTTTGATTATTTTAGCGCATTGAATACAAGGACTCATCGTGACGTACATCGTTGAACCTTGAGCGTCTTTACCCGCTTTCAAGATAGCGTTCATCTCAGCGTGAATCACTTCGTCTTTTGTGACATCGTTCTCTTCGCATTCGTTACAAAATCCACGAGGTGTACCATTGTACCCAAACGCGACTATATTTCCATCTTTGACGATGATTGCGCCCACTTTTTTACGATTGCATCGAGATAGTTGAGCGACTTCGTACGCGATGTTCATATACATTCTATCGAATTGGTCACTCCTGCTCATCGTATTTGCCACATAAGTATCCAAGAACGAAAGCAAGACCAATATATCCTAGCCATACAGCAAGTTGATAGTTTGTCATAATAGATTAGTTTTATAGATTGTTACAGACTCATAGAAATTATCACCGTGAACTTCGTAGTGTGCGTAGTAAGAACCACTCACCAGGTGACTAATACTCAAGTCCATTGAATAGCACTCTTCTAGTTGGTCTTTTACTTCTTCGATTGTAGGCTCACTATCAAAAGCGCATATGATGTCGTGGTCTTCATTCACGAGAACATATGTTTTTTTCTCTTGACGATTTACAAATTGTTGAGCGTGATGTTGCTTAGTAAAACGAGCGACGATTTCTTGATTGTCATACACACGAAACTCTAGTTCGTTGTTGACGACTGCTTCTACGATTCTCATTTTGCTTGTCCTTTATACATACGATACAACTCTTGACGCTGGTGTTGAATGACTTCGTTGAAGTCTTGAACGATTTCGTCTTTTTCAAATTGATAAGGAGTCGCTTCTTGAATTTCTCTCTTCGACTTCTTTGTCAATACGTGACTCGCGTACATCACCGCAATAGTGATAGGAGTCAATAGGATTGGGTATATGATGTCTAGTGCCATAGTCTTACTTAATTCCAAAAGGTTTCAATGCTTCTAATATAGTTGGATGAATGGGAGATTTCTCTCCCAATTCATACATCAATGTTTCATCTGTGTCAATTAGTTTCTTTGCTGTGCCTTGTTTGATGTGCTTATTAACAAGAGACATAATTTCTGAGTTCTTTGTAATTACTCCGTTCAAAGTTCCGAAGGTTTCGTTGCGGTTGATGATTGCTTTCATATTCGTTTGTGTTATTTGATGTAGCAAAGATACAACTAGAAAACATATAAGCAAGTACTTTGAAAACTTTTTTTCTATTTATTTTCTTTTATGACAATTCTATGACACTTTGAAGTAGATTACCTGCGTAGTACAACTTCTCGTCAATAAAGTCTTTCACGTCGTCAAGCGTTATATTCACTACGTGTGAGCGATGTGATTGAGGCATTCTAGGGTCATAAGAAACAAAGAACGCATTCTCACAAGCACTCGCAATCATACCCATTTGAACTTGCCAGTAGTAGTCCGGATGAATTGACTTCAAGTCTTCGTTCGTTTTGATTGTAAAGTTGCGAAGATGAATACCGCTATTGAACGGACACTTGAACTCAACGATGAAGTCTTCACCTAGAGCGTCTGGGGAATATCCACCAAACTCACCGTATTCGATGAAGACGAATGTTTCACCTCCGTAGTAAGTACAAAGATTCTCAAATGGGTCAAACGCTTCATACGCTTGTCGTTCGTGTTCTTTACCCCAATCAAGTGCGCGACCATAGACTTCTTGTCGTACGCCTGTGAGTATCTCAGCGCCTTTCTCGTATATGAAAGTCTTTGCGGTTTCACTTAGGTACTCCGATTTGTTTC